GGGCAGCGAGGCGACGGGCTGGGGGGCAGGTACCTGCCCGGCTGGGCCGTGCAGACGCTCCTGGAAGAAAACAGACGGCTGCGCAGTCAGGCCGAGGAGCTGCGGCGGGAATACCGGACGCTACGGGCGTATACGGACGGTCTGGAGCATGCCCTCCGGCACGGCATGCATGTTGAGGTAAATGTAGAGGGAGGTGGTGCATATGCTGATCGAAGCACTGAAAGCACTGACGGATAACAGCGTCGTAAATACGGCGCAAGGCTTCGGTTCGCCGGACGTCACCACGTCCGCCATGAATGCCGCCATCAAGGAATGGTTCGCAGCCTACTTCCGGCAGGAGGCCGGGAATAAGAAAGACCCGTGTACGCGGATTGCGTATACCATCGTACATAAGCTGGACAAGGGTGTTTTCGCTGAGTACAAATCGGATATCCTGGACAAAGAGAAAACGGACAAAGGCGCATGGATGGACGCCAACCTCTCTCGATTGGATCTCGCAAAAAGCGATATCATGCAATGGATGCTGGTGGGCGGCGAAGTGTATGTCAAGCCGGTGCCCAGGACTGGCCCGGATGGGAAAACAGTGTTCCACCCTCAGCCCATCCGGCGAAACAGGGCGGTCATCCTGGCACGGGACGGCGACGGTCGGATCACGAGCATCGGCACGGCGGAAGAATCCACCAGCGGCGGGAAAAATTACACGCTGTTGGAAAAGCGCACCGTGGATGCGGCAGGCTATCTCACCATTGAGAACAAGCTGTTTGAAGCATCCGACCGCCATTCGCTCGGGACCCGCGTGCCGCTTGCGCGTCTGGCGCAGTACGAAGCGCTGCCCGACCGGTACACCTACGCCCGGGCCGTGGGGAATCTCGGACTTGCAGTGCTGCGCGTACCGCTGGTGAACTGTGTGGACGGCAGCGCGGACGCCGTGAGTATTTACGAGCCGGCCATGCAGGTCATCAAAAACATAGACCACATGGAATACCTGCACGGCAAGGAGTTCGAGCTTGGCCGCCACCGGATCGTGGCGCCAGGTGAGATGCTGCGCAGCGGCCCCGATGGTGAACGGCGGCTTGAGGACAGCGTGTTCGAGAACATCGGACCGGCATTCACCAATGACCAGCAGCGCGCCGGGCTCACCGTGTTCAGCCCACAGCTTCGACAGGAGGCATACGAAGCCCGGTCGCAGGAATATCTGCGGACCATCGAGAATCTGATCGGGCTCAAGCGCGGCCTGCTGAGCGACGCTCAGGAGGTGGAAAAAACAGCGTTTGAGATCGCCAGCACGGCCGGAGACTACAACCTCAGCCTGCAGGACCTGCAGAGCGTCTGGTTCGACGGGGTGCGGGAGTATCTGCGCATCTGTGATATCCTCGGACAGATGTACCGGTACTGTGACCAGAGCGCCTGGGATGTAACGGAGCAGCTGGCAATTACCTGGGGCAACGGCGTGCTGTACGATCCGGATAAGGAATGGCAGCAGGAATGTGAGCTGGTACGCATGGGATATCTGCGGCCGGAGATCGCTCTCGGCCACCGGTACGATATGCCGTGTGAGAACGAGGAAGACTGGGAGAAGATCCGCGCGAAGTACATGCCGGACGCCAATGGAACGCTGAACGAGGTGGAAAGGCTGCGGTGAGTGAATGTATGACGATGAAAGACTTGAGGAACTGCGCAAGAGAGCCGCCGCGATAGCGGAGCCGATTTGGGAGACACTGCTGCGGGACATTGTGCGGCGTGTGCGCGGCGCCGGCGGCATCACATCCACGGCGGAATACCAGATCTACCGGGCCGAGCAGCTTGGCTTCGCTGAAAAGGCCATCAAGGCGGCGCTTGCCGAGCAGCTGAAAATTTCGGACGCTGCCATCGACATGCTGTTCGAGGAGCTGCGGGACGAAACGGTCCGGTTCGAGGAAAACGCGGAGCTGCGCCAGCTGGTGGAAGCCTACGGCGCGGTATCGAAAAAAGCAGCTGCCGCGGACTATGAGGGGCTGTGGGCGCCTGGACCGGACGGCAAGCTGTACACGGTGAAAGAAGCCTATGGCAAGATCATGGATTTTGCGTGGATGCAGACCGCCACGGGCACATATGACTTTCAGACTGCAGTGCGGGAAGCTACCAAAAAGCTGCTGGAACGGGGCCTGCGCGTCATTCCCGGCAAGGATGGGCGGAGCTATCGTCTTGAATATGCGGTGCGCAGCTACATCACGAACCGCATGGGCGAGATGTTCAACGCTGTGAATCAGATGAACTACGACGCAATCGGCGCAGACGGCTGGGAGATCAGCGCGCATCCTGCCCCGGCTCCCGACCACGCGCCTTACCAAGGCCGCCAATATTCGAAAGAGGAATACGACCGCATCAACAACAGCCTGGCCCGAAAGTTCGGCTGGTGGAACTGCCGTCATCTTGTGTATCCCGTCCGGCTGGGCGTCAGCCCGCGTGCATACAGCGATGAGCAGCTGCAGAAGTATCTGGATGACAATGAAAAGGGCGTCTGGTACAATGGGCAGCACTACACGCTGAGCGAGGCCAGGGACCGCAAGCGCCAGCTGGAGAGCCTGATCAGCCAGACAAAATACGACATCCTCGCAGCCGAGGGCGATGACCAGCTGCTGAAGGAACGCCAGATCCGGCTGCAGAACCAGCGGCGGGAATACGAGCGTTTTTGCCGTGAGACCGGGCAGGATCCGGAGAACTGGCGGACCATGGTGGCGACCTTCGGGCGCAGTGAGGCCAGCAAGGCCGCGTGGGCGGCCAGAATGCTGGGACTGCGCGGCCGTGCATCCGGCAAAACGGGCGGAGCAGATACAGACGGCGCTCCAATGCGCGCAGGACATGTGGACTTTTCCAATCGTGAACAGGTCTCATCCACCCTTGCAAAATGGCGGCAGGATCTGGAGCCGTTGGACCATGAGGAAGACGTCTCCATTACAACAGACGGTACGATCTGGCATACGGTGGGAGGCAAACGCCGGGTACACCCGGAAAACATCCAGCTGCAGCAGGGCGTTTCCCTACAGGGGTCGTATTCGTACCACAACCACCCGCCGAAAGAGACATACTGCAGCTTCAGCGCGGATGATGTTGATTTCTTCTTCCGCTACGGTGTACAATATCAGCAGGCGTCGGACGATATTTACGAGTACACGATGGAGCGCACGCCGGACACTGTAGCGCCGGAAGATGCTGCGGCGGAGTTTGATAGGATATATGCTTCAGAAGCCTGTGCTCGTGCCTTTGAGGATGAAAATTGGGACATCGACGAAAATGGTTATGATCTCGTTCTGCAGCAGCTGGCAGAACTGTACAATTTCAAATATGAGCGGCGGCGGAAAGGGTGAACAATATGACTGACGAGGAACGGCACAGAGCATACCAGGCTGAGGCGGGTCCTGTTCTGGAAGAGTATTTCAAAAAACTGGAAGATTGCAGGGAACGCCACAAAAACGACGACACGCCGCACGGCCGGGACGACGGCCCCGGTACGGAAGAGTGGAATGCAATCAACCGGGAAATGCTTGACAAATTGCGTGAGCTACGCCGCAAATATGCGCCGCCCTCAAAACCACTGGAATAGAACGTTATCAAAATATGGTATAGAGGGACCCATCCGTGGGTCCCTTTTACAATGCCCTTTAAAGCACCTGTAGCCGGTGTTTTAAGGGCATTTTTAAATGCATATACCGCCGGCCCGGCGGACAACAAAACGGGCGCCGCAGTACCGGGACTGGCCGGATAAAAAGGACAGCGGCTGACGAACATCCACCCATCATACGAAAGGAGCAAAAAGACATGACGTTTGACTGGCTGAAAACCCTCCTCGGGGACGCATACACCGAGGACATCGACAAGACCGTCGCCACAGAGATCGGCAAACGCTTCACGGCGAAGGCCGATTTCGAGGCCAAGTCCACGGAGCTAAAGAACGCGAAAGCCCAGCTGGCGGAGGCCAACAAGACCATCGAGGGCCTGCAGGCTGCAGACAAGGATATCGAGGCCGTGCGCAAGGAGGCTGCGGAATACAAGGCCAAGGCTGAGCAGGCGGAAAAAGACGCCGCTGCGCAGTTGGATGCGTACAAATTCGATACCTGGTTTGACGGCCTGGTGGCACAGAACCACGGCCGTGACGGCGCGGTGATCCGCACGCTGGCGGGCACGGAGCGTATGGACGCTTTGCGCAAGAGCCAGAACCGGGACGCAGACGGCAAGGCCCTGTTTAACGATCTGCTGAAGAACAGCGCCTACGCATTCGAGGACCAGACGCCGCCTCCGCCTCCCTATGCCGGCGGCACAGGCTCCGCTTCCGCTGCGGCGGACGACGCTGCCATGCGCGCGGCCATGGGCCTGCCCGCAGAGAAGAAATAACGTTGAGAAAGAGAGGAAAAAACAATGGCCAATCTCATTGAACTCGCAAAATCCTACGTCCCCATGCTGGACGAAGTGTACAAGCTGGCGTCCTGTACGTCCGACCTGGATGGCGCGCCGGAGCTCGCGCGCCAGGGCGCCAACGCCAACGAGCTCATCATCCCCATGCTGGAGATGGACGGCCTGGCCGATTACGACCGCAACGGCGGATACGTGGCTGGCGACGTCAAGATGGAGAACCGGACCGTGCAGTGCAATTTCGACCGCGGCCGTATGTTCACCGTGGATACGATGGACAATGCCGAGACCGCGGGCCTCGCTTTTGGCCGCCTGGCCGCGGAGTTCATCCGCACGAAGGTCGTGCCGGAGCTGGACGCCTTCCGCTTCGCCTGTTATGCTGGCAAGCCCGGCATCAGTTCCGCGGAGGGCGTGCTGGCAAGCGGCGCGGACGTGATCGCGGCCATCAGCGCCGCCGTGACCGAGATGGACGAAAATGAGGTGCCGTCCGACCAGCGCCACCTGCGCATCACCTCCACGCTGCTGCGCGCCATCAAAGACATGGACAGCTACAAATCCAGAGAAGTTCTGGAAAGCTTTGCGTCCGTCAAGCCTGTGCCCCAGCGCCGATTCTACACCGCTATCGAGCAGCTGTCCGGCCGGGATGGCGAGAAGGCTGGCGGTTTCCGAAAATACGGCAAGCACTACGTCAAGTGCGCGCAGGGCGATACCGGCGCTCTGGAGGTCATCCTGGATTCCGGCAGTGTGTCCGGCGCACAGATCAAGGCAGCCGATGTCACGCCCGTTGCCGATCCGGCATACAAGCCCTCCGCCGGCGACTATGTCAAGGCTGTGGCCGGCGCGGAGATCAACTTCATGATCCTCCATACTCCGGCGCTTATCCAGTTCCAGAAGCATGTGGCTCCGAAGATCATTTCCCCGGAGCAGAACCAGACCGGGGACGCCTGGAAGTACGGGTACCGCAACGTCGGCATCGCGGACGTCTACGCAAATAAACTCGCCGGTGTGTTCTGCCATCATAAGGCCGCCGGCGTCTGAGAAAGGAGAACATCATGGGCAAATTGATCGGTAAAACATACGCAGCCCCGGCCCCTGCGGCCGTGGCGCCCGCTGCGGCTGTGCAGCCGTCCGCTGTGTTCGCCTGCCCGCACTGCGGCAAGGAGTACAAAACGGAAAAGGGCCTGGCGGACCATATCGCCAAAGAACACGCCGACGCACCGGTGCCGGGCGAGGAATAACGGAGGGAGGCGGCCGGTATGGCCTATGCGAACTGGGATTTCTACAACCGGACGTGGCATGGAAGCATGACTGCCCAGGAGTTCGAGCGCTGGAGCTCCCGGTCAAGCCTGGAGATCGACCGGGCCACACAGGGCCGTGCCGCAGCCGCGCCGGAGTCCATGCGGGACGCGCTGGCGCTGTGCTGCTGCGAGCTGGCGGATACCATGCTGCAGCAGGATGAGGCCGTCCTCGCCACCAAAGGCGGGGCTGTGGCCGGCGAGAGCGTGGATGGGTACAGCGTGACCTATCGCGGCAGCACAGAGAACAGCAGCCTTCAGGACGCGACGGACGCCGCCCGGCTGCACATCTGCCGCAAATACCTGTGCCGGCCCGTCAATCTCCTGTATACGGGGGTGCAGCCGTGAACGGCGTTAAAAACGCAGACTGTACCCTGTTCCACAAAGAGTGGGACGAAGCTGCGCGGCGGGACGTCTGGAGCTGTACGCAGTTTCCGGGTGTGAGCTGGTACTCGAAAAAAGGCGCTCAGCCCGGTACGGCCGGAGAGACCGCCAGCGATACGCTGACCGTGCGCATCTTTACCCGGGACGCCATCGCCGTGGATGTAGGCGACATGATCACCCCAGGCCTTGTGTCCGCTGCAGTCACGAGTTCTGCGGATGTGCTGAAAATGTTCCCGGACAGTTTTAAAGTCCTGCGCATCCGGGACAACCGGCGCGGCAGCCTGCAGATGCAGCACTGGCGGATCGAGGGCGAATAACATGGCTTTGCTGACCATCACCACGCCGCGCGGCAGTGTTACACAGATCAAAAACGGGAACGGCGCCGTCACCGCACGGCTGCAATGGGACCCGGCATTCGGGGCTCGGCACACCCAGAGTTTTCTCCGTACACAGGCCTTTATCGACTCTGAAGTCCTCCGCCTCATGTCCCCATATACTCCGCTCCAGACTTCCATGCTCATTAAGAGCGCCACGCTTGGTACTGTTATCGGCTCGGGTAAGATCAAGCAGATCGCACCCTATGCCGCCTGGCAGTATTACCGTACAGATATCACACGCAAATACGACCCGCGCCGTGGTGCGTACTGGTTCGAGCGCATGAAAACTGACCACCGGATCTACATCCTCAAAGGCGCGGCTGAGAAAGCAGGTGCGAAATACAATGAATGAGACCATCATCGGGGCGCTGCAGGAATACCTGGACCAGTGCCCGCTGCTGGAGGGGCGGAGGCTGAATGTGGACTATCTCACACGCAGGCCGCTGACCTACATGATCAGCCCGTCCCCTGTGGACAGCCTGGTCAGGCAGTACCACGGCGGCAGCGCCATGCGCCAGTTCGTGTTCGTTCTGGCCAGCAGCAATCTTTACGGCGAGGACGTCCTGACAAATATTTCGAACAGCGGTTTTTTCGAGCGTCTGGAGGACTGGATGCGCGTGCAGACAAAACGCCGCGCCCTGCCGAAGCTGCCGGGCAGCCGCATGGCTCAGAAGCTCGAAGCCATATCCACAGGGTACCTGTACAACGCAACAGCAACCGAGGCACACTACCAGATCCAGTGCCGCCTCACATATTACCAGAAGGGAGAGCACTAAATCTATGAAACTTTCGGAACTCATGGCGGGCATCACGCCTGTACCCGAGTATGAAGGGCCTGTGTCGGCAGACGACTATGTACTCGCCATCGGCCTTGAAGGTACGGAGACAAAGCCGGACGACTATCTGGTCGCTCAGGAAGGCATCACGGAGCATTCCGGCGCGCTGAGCGCCGTGACCAACGACGTCACATACATCCGCAGCGGCCCGCAGAACGTCAAGACAGGGACCACCCGCACCATCAATCTCACAGGTGACCGGTACGCGGGCGATGCGTTCCAGGATGCGCTGCTGGCGCACAAAATCAAGTATGGCACCGGGAAAACCGTGATCAAGCCATATGTGTATTTCTGCATGCTGACCGGCAAAGGCGAACAGGGCCTCATTTCCATCGTCATCGACGAAGACCCGTCCGGCGCCGCCGGCAGCAACGCGGGCATCAAAGCCACGCTGACCGCCAAAGGCACGCCTGCTGAATATACCTACAGCAAATCCCCTTGACAGGGGGCTCCGGCTACAGCGCCCCTGCTGAAATGTTCAGTGGGGGCGCTGCTGCCGCGCTGAGCATGGAAGAAAATGCCGATGCGAATATGCCGGAGCCCCGGACGGAGAAAAAGAAAGTGAGGAAAACTGCAGATGATGAAGTTGCGGGGCCATGAGTTTGATTTTGACATTTCCTGCCCGGAGGACCTGGAACGGTATCTCCGGTGCAGTGAAGAGATGACGCAAAAAGCAGCGTCTGCGCCGCCCATGCCTGCGGATATGACATACCCGCACGGGCTCAGAGCATACACGGACTGGATGGCGGCGTACGTCAGGCTGCTCACAGACTGGATCGACGGAATATTCGGGGACGGCGCCTGCAACAAGCTGCTCGGCCCCAAGACCAGTCTTTCCAATGTGATGTCGCTGTGTGATGAGATCGGAGAAGCGGCTGTGCAACAAGGCAATGCCGTCGGCCTGCAGATCAAGAAATATATGCCGAACCGCGCCACACGCAGAAAGGCGGACGGAAAGAAATGAATATCCTGCTGGACGGCGGCCTGCCGGAGGAAATCGGCGGGTATCCCATCTATCCGGATTTTCGGAATATGATCCAGTTCGAGCGGGCGCTGGCAGATGAAAAGCTGCCGGACGCAGCCAAGGTCTACGCCGGGTTTCAGCTCCTGTTCGAGAAGATCCCTCCGGATTTTGACGACGCTGTTCAAAAGCTGTTCTGGTTCTACTGCGGCGGAGCCGATGAGACGGAGGCAGAAAAACGCAAACGCGAGGCCATGGTGCATGCGCCGCGGGCCTATGATTTCGATAAGGATGCGGCGCTGATCTATTCGGCGTTCCGCGCGACATACAACATCGACCTTGCCACGGTCGATTTTCTGCACTGGTGGGAGTTTCGCGCCCTGCTGTTTTCACTGCCGGACACAACGCCCATGGGCAAGATCATCTATTACCGCACGGTGGATATCTCAGAGATCAAGGACCGTGCGATGAAAAAAGCCGTGCAGAAGCAAAAAGAGCATTGGAAGCTCGAACCTCTGATCGCGGCGAAAAAGCGCAGTCCCAGGGCGATGGAGCGGGATATGAAGGAACGGATGCGGCGGCGCTCTGAACAAATACACCGCGAAATGGAAGAGGCACGCAGGAAGGAAGCGAACTGACAGATGGCATATGACGGCACACTGGTTTTTGATACCGAACTGGACGCTAACGGTTTTCAGACCGGGGCTAACAAACTCAACAACCTTGTATCCGGCCTGGGGATCTTCAAACTCCTGGAAAAAGGGTTCCAGATGGTCGCCAATTCGGTAGACAAGGCCATGGGCCGTATCGACACCATGGAGCAGTTCTCCCGCGTTATGACGACCATGACCGGCGACGTTTCCGCCACGAATGAGGCGCTGGCGGAGACCACGGAAATCGTGTCCGGCACGGCCTACGGACTTGACTATGCGGCGCGGGCCGTTCAAAATTTCACGTCGCGTGGTATGGAGATATCCAAATCGACCGAGACCGTGCGGGCCTGGGGCGATGCCGTGGCGTTCTACGGCGACGGCTCCAACGCCGCTTTCGGCTCCGTCACGGACGCGCTCAGTAAGATGCAGACGAAGGGCAACGTCACCATGGAGCACATGGAGATGCTGCTGAACGCCGGCATCCCGGCCATCGAGATGTATGCGGACGCCATCGGCGTTACCGCTTCGGATGTTACGCAGATCATGAGCGACGGCGAGCTCTCGGCCATGGACTTCATCAACACGATGAACCTGGCCATGACCACTGGTACATCCCGGTTTCCGTCCTTGTCCGGCGCAGCCAAAGAGGCCGGCGCAAGCTGGGGCGCCACTTTCGATAATATGGGCGCTGCGATTACGCGCGGCGTCCAGTCCATTATCCTGTCTATTGATGATACGCAGGAGGCACTGAACAGGCCCACGATGCGCGACGCCATCAAAACCTTCGGCAGCCTGTTTGAAAAAGCCTTGAAGATGATTGCAGCGGTGCTTCCGCCTGTCATTGAGAATGTGGACATCCTTGCCATCTCCGTGGCCGGCCTCATGTTGGCCTACGGGAGCAACAAAGTCATGCAGGCGTTTACCCGCCAGCAGGAACTTGCTGCAGCTGCGGCGATTGCAGCAGATGCAGCAAACAAACTGCTCGTGCCTACGCTGGATAAGAAAGCGCTGGCGGAAGCCAGGGCGGCTGCTATGGCAAAGCTGGGCAAGGGTGCTACCGAAGAACAGATCGTGGCGGAGATGGCCAGCACCGGCATCATCACCGCGAAGACCTTTGCACTCGGCGGCATGTCCGCCGGGCTATCCCTCTCCACGGTTGCATCTACCCTGCTCACAGCCGCAACTACGGCGCTGAGCGTGGCCATCAAGGCGCTGCTGGGCCCTGTGGGACTCGTGATCGCCGCCGCGGCCCTGCTCGTCACAGGCATCGCCGCACTCATCAAATGGCTGACCAGGGATACCGAGGCGTTCAAACAGCAGTCGGAAGCTGTGGAGGAGCTGGCCGGCGCACAGGAAAATCTGCAGCAATCCACCAATTCCAGCGCCAAAAGCCACCAGGACAATGTGAAGTCCCTCAAGGCTGAAGCGGATGCATCCAAAAAACTGGCTGCACAGATCACGGAGCTGTCGAAAAAAGAAAACAAATCCGCAGCCGACAAGGCCCTGCTGAAGTCCTATGTGGAGCAGCTTAATGCGGAATATGACGGACTGAACCTTTCCTACAGTGAAGAGGGCGATTATCTCAACCTCAACACAGACCAGATGAACAAGTACATCGACGCCAAGATGGCCGTTGAGGAAAGCAACACCCTCATAGAGCGCCAGAATGAGCTGTACCAGGAAGAGGCCACGATTAAGCAGAAAGTACAGGAGCTGGATGAAAAACAG